TTTCTAATTTATCATTAAGAAATATGGTCTGGTCTTCAGGAATAGCTGGTAGTATGCAAAGAATTGATTTTGAAATGGGATCCCCAGTTGGACAATCTGCAGGTAATATTGGGATTCATTTTAGTGGCCGTACGTGGTCAACTAATACAGATATCATATCTGCTAATACGTGGTATCATGTTGCTTTTACTATTACCGGGTCTAGTACTTTACCAGGCAATTTAAAATACTATATTAATGGTGTAAATCAAAGTCTTGAACAAAGTCAAGGATCTGGCGACGCAACGTTAAATTTGGTTGATAGTAATTATTTTATTGGGGTAAGATCAGAAGCAAGTGCTAACAGTTCTCCAACAGGACTATATTTGGGTGGAAAAATAGCAAGTTTGCAAGTTTATAGTCAAGGCTTAACGGCAGGAAAAGTTCTTCAAAATTATGAAGCACACAAAGCAAGATTTGGTTTATGAATAATGATTCTTTAGATTTAGTATTAGAAAAAATTGATTTATCTCTTGTTAGAGAATTACAATCAGAATTAGACGATACATGGAATAAAAAACAAATGTTTCGGACTGAAACTGAAATGCGAGTTTCTGTTTTAAACGACATAAAATTTCCCACATCAGCATCGAAATATTGGCAAGCAATTAGAGAACAAGCAGTTATGTTAGAAAATCTTGTCATGTTAAGTTTTGAATATCGGCGCAATGATGTGAAATTAAGGCGCAAAAAAGAAAAATTATCTAAAGAACTAAACAATTTTAAAAAAGAAGAATTACAAATTGATATAGATGAATGCGAATATATAAAAAAATCAACAGAACAAACAGCTCATCATCGTGTTAGAGAAATTGAACATTGGTCAAGGATAAAAAAAGAATTAGATGACGGAACATTTGACACTCAAGATGTTAATATACATCAAGCAGATTCATATCATAAAAGGTATGAAATTGAAGCTAAAAATTTAACTCCTGGTACACCATTTGAAACTACTAGAAATGTTATGGCCCATTTAGAAACTAGTAAAAGATTAAGAAAAGAAAAAACTTTGTTACCTAAATAAATTTATATATTCTTTGATAATTGTTTTTTTAAGTCCCACCACCAAGAAGCAGTTTCTTCTTTTTCTGAAATAGCCATATTATAGGTAGCACGAATATCCTTTACTAATCCTTTGTTATATAATATACTTTTTGCCCCATTATGCAATGGCTTTGGCCAGTTGCCAATATCAACCCAGCAGTATCCAGATGATTCGTCGTTTAATATAGGCACAAATTCTTTATATGCAACTACAATAAATGTATTATAAAAAAAACTATTATTTTTGGCTTTGTATTGATGCAGAGGATATATTTTTACTACGGCAGGCACATTTCCGATTTCTTCCTGTAATTCTCTATATAATGTTTCGATAGGTCGTTCTTCTTTATGGGCTTTACCGCCCCAGAACGCCCAAGTACCAGGATGACTAACTTTTCTTGATCTTAATTGGAGTAATATTCTTCCAGTAGAAACTGAGAGAAAAATACATCCAGATGCTTTAACCTCCATGTAACCTTATTATTATAAGAATATTCGCCAAAAACCAGCATTAAATGTTCCTTCATAGGAATTTATCCATTCAGAGCCAGTCCATTCTAATTGTACTGATGTTGTTGTATTTACAACATATTTGGTATCAGAGGTAACACTTGTATCTAAACTTACAACCCAAGAACTACCATTATATTCAATAATATCATTCTTATTGCCGTTTCCAATTGTGCCCCATGCTCCGCCAATCGGTACAGTATCGGTTATTAGATATCGTTGTCCTGTAGCCGCCGCGGCAAGTGTACCATCGTCTGGGTAACTTAATGTCGGATTAATTATGCCAATAATAGCCGTTTCAGTATTTGCTGGTAACGTATCATTATCTAATGTAACAGTTAATTCATTGTCATTACTACCATATTGTATAGTACCAATTACATCGCCAGCGGTACTACCTGGATCAATTGATTTTCGCAATCGTAATTGACTAATACCAATGTTTATTTCGTCACCACCATATGCTTTAAATAAATCTGACCATTTTAAATCTGTTGACGTTGATCCTTGTTCTGTGTATAATGTTGCTGTAGTGCCTACAAATCGAAGTTGGTAATCATTATGTGTAACTACTATCCACTGTTTTGTTGCATCAGCAATGGTACCAGATGATTCAAATTCTGCCATTTCGGTTGGGCTGTCTGCTTCAAGTAATTGAGTTATGATAGTATGAATAAGTGTTTGCCGTCTTAAATTAGCAGGAGGACTAATATGAATTGGCATATCAAAAGTAAGGCTCGAAACATCAATTTCATCTTCAGTACCAACAGGTACAGTTCTATTCGACCATGTTACATCTGCTAATTCTACATACGACAGCGAACTCCAATCAAACGGATTATCTGAAGTATATATGTTTAAACTTGGATTATACAAAACAAGTATTTGTTCCATTAATTGTAATTTTTGTTCTGTACTAGATGTCCAAAGATCTACTTGCATAGTCATATCATATGGAACAGGCATTGATCGTTCAATTGAATATCTATTTCCTAATTCACTAGTATAAGCCTGGGTTTCTTCGTCATATTTCTTTTCATATACTGCAACTGTATCTTCAAATGCTGGATTACGTCTGCGATCAGCATTCATGGATAAGTCTGTTACATAGCAACTTAAAAAAGGTATAGTAGGAATTGTATTCTCAGAATTTTCTTTTATAATGTGAGCAGTCTGCCTATCTATATCGCCATATCGTGCAGGCACTCGTTGAAAAATATCTTCTCCAACTTCGTTCTGTCCCATTTTTACAGCGAACCCGCCGAATAGGCGGATAAATTGTAGTATATATTTTCTTATCTGTTCATCGTAAAAATAATTCATGCGTCAGTCTTTGGTTTAATTACTTCACTAAGTGGTTGTCTTGATTCATATTCATCGCCGTCAACCAAGGCAGTACCTTCATTATTAAAATATTTGGCTTTTGGAAATGTCCGCCCTTCCCATGTAGTGTTGAGTACATTATCGGAAACTTTATGCCATTTGTCGCCTCGTCTTACAAACAACCTATCTGGCACATAATCTGTTCTTAAAAAGTATTCGCCTTGGTTAGGATCGTTTGGAAATGCCGAACCTGTAGGAATTGTTTCGCCATGTTCATATGTCGGATTATCAGGATCATAATTAAATAGATGAGCAGTATCTTTAGAATTATTTGCGTTATCTTTTGCCGCCGCTTCTAATATTGCATCTGTTATTTCTAATTCTTTACCATAAGTACTGAGCTTATTTTTAATAGAATCTTCATCCATAAAGTCACCGAGTATATCTCTGAATTCTCGTTGATCTGCAATAGGTCCTGCTTTAATTCTCCATATATGCGGCCACCATGTTGGGGAAAATCCTTCTGCTGGTCTGCTTCCATCTTCTATAACATACCATCTATTAATTGCTTCTTTGTGTTCACTTAATAATAAATCATCTCGTAAATGAGGCAATTCTATTACATCACCTGACATTAACTTACGGCCTATTTTTTCTACCATATCATTAATGTGAAATGTTAGATAAATGGTATCATTTGATAAAAACAATCCAAATTGAGTTAAATCAAAGTCGTTATCACTAACATTGTAATGCCCTCTTAATTCATATATATCGGGGTCGTATTTCCTGTCTCTATTTTCTAAGAATAAAACATCTTGGATAGATGTCTCGTTTGTAGTACCATTTGCTTGATGATTGGGTTGAGAAGGATCATCTGAAGGCCCTGTTTCTTGAGGGCCCAAGTATTTGTGGATTAAAATACCGGTGCCGCCTACTAAAAATTGCTCTTTTACAACACCATCTATAAAATGATAGTCGTTACCTTTATCTTCACGCCAAAGGCTCAATCGGGGCATAACATATTCCTTTTAGATATTTATCGAAATATCATACCTCGAACGGATTAAACAATAGTATCTATAATAGCTTTAGTTATCTGCTTTCATAACTTTTTCGCTTATTACATTCTTAGTAGGAAACTGATGGAAAAGACCATGCGGTGTGTTTATAAACTTTTTACCTACACCTAAGTTACCAAGTGTAGCATCAATGGTACACATTTCTGATGAGCCAGATGTTGCGTGTTCT